ATGAAGTGTCCGATTTGCGGCCAACAGCTCCGGCCGGGTAAAAAAGATCCAAATTACCTGTTATGTTATAATTGCAAGAAGAAGTTCAAAGTACCACAGAACAGGAAAGAACAGAAGCATGCTCCGGAAAGAAGAGAACCGGCAACGCAGGAAACATTGCACAGATCTATTAAGGAAGCATCTATGCAGCGTCAGGAAGAGGAAGAGCAGGAACAGAAGTATTCGAATATTCCACCAAAGAGCGTTCGTAAGAAACGTGAAGATGAGATGCGCAAAGCATATGATGAACTGTTAGCAGTAGAAGATGGCAGAAAGAAAAAGAAAAAAACTGCAAGAGTAGAAGAAGATTATGATTACGATGATGTTTATGAGGAAGAAGAGAAGCTTTCCAAAGCGCCTGTAATCATTCTTGGAATTGCAATCGTAGTTGTAGCAGCAGTAATTGTATATATGCTATTGAAATAATAAAAAGGATTTCCGGAATTTTTCCGGGAATCCTTTTTCTGTTTAGTTTTTGTTTTTGAAACATGCCCGGAGGTCAAATTCCGGGTTAAACGCATAGAAGTTTTTACTGTCCAGATGATCCTGTACGATGCGCAGACTTTCACCGAAACGTTGATAGTGTACGATTTCGCGTTCACGCAGGAAACGGATTGGTTCGCAGACTTCCGGATCTTTGACAAGGCGCAGAATGTTATCGTAGGTTGTACGTGCTTTTTGCTCCGCAGCCATATCTTCGCTTAAATCGGTGATGGGATCACCTTTGGACTGGAAAGTAGTGGCGCTCCAAGGAACACCGCCGGCAGACTGTGGCCAGAGTGCAAGCGTATGATCTACATAATATTTATCAAAACCGGATTTTTCTAATTCTTCCATTGTCATATTTTTTGTAAGTTGATAAACAATAGCACAGACGATTTCTAAGTGAGCCAGTTCTTGCGCCCATAAATGTTGTCGCTAATGAAAAAGCCCCTAAATACGCGGGATTCGGGGCTTTAAATTCAGTGTAAAAGTAGGATTATCCTTATCTCCCTTACGATTTCGCTTCGTTTTCGTGTATTCGACACTTTCCAGGAGCATTTTCAGAGCTTTGTTCCGGTCCTGGACGGATAAGTCCCAGTAGCAGGAAAGAAGTTCCTTGCAGGAAGGAATGAAGTTCTCTATGTTTGCTATTTTCTCTTTTTCATATTCCAGATCTTTTTTTAGAATTTCTATATGTGCTTCCGATTCTTTGATACGTTTCTGTAATTCGTGGGAACGTTCCAGAAAGATCTCGGTGGTGTAGACTCCCTGTTCCAACAGATCGTATAAGTTTCCATTTTGTTTTAGTAATAAATCGTGATTGCTGACAGCGGAAGAGAGAAGCTGTTCTTTTTCCGGAACTTTGTTCTCGACTTCGAGCGTTGGATCTAACTGGTATCCAGCTACCCAGTCGGATAACGCCTGTATGAGCTCACGCTCTACCAGATCAAGCGTTGAACCGATGGTGGGACAGCCTCTGGTATTACACATTAAAACGTCATAAGGACATCTTCCGGAGCCATCCTTAGAAGCCGGTCTTCGCTGCATTTTCTTTCCACAGCAGGAGCAGACCAGTATTCCGGCAAGAGGATTTTTAATTCCATAGGATTCCGGCAGCTTATGAGAGTTTTTGGAAAGATATTCCTGCGCTTCGAGGAATACATCATGATCAATCAATCGTGGCTGCAGCCCCGGGGCGGTAAAATCATAATCACTGTGAGGACGCACCTTACTGACAGAACCGTTCTGTACTTGCTTTACAACCTTTCTTCGCCCAATGCCGACTCGCTGATCATTGACAATGTTCCTTAAGATTCCCATAACGCTGCATTCCAGCCAGGCATCTCCGTTCCTTGGCTTGATTCCCCGGTTGTCCAGATATCTGCAGATGTGGGTAATTCCGATGCGATCGGGGCCGGTATAGAGCCGGAAGATAAGTTTCACGACCGGAGCTTCGTCCGGATCCGGAGCGAGAACCCATCCACGCCCATGTTCGAGCTTCACGCGCTGCCAGCCGTAGGGTGCCTGATTGAACGGCCATTTTCCTTCCTTCACGGCAGCAGTCACACCGGCGCGCATCCGGCGGCGGATTGTCTTGTATTCCCTCCGGCTCATGAAGAGTCCGAACTCAAAGTATTCTTCGTCAAATTCATTATTTGGATTATAGGTCTTTGTTGGAGTGATGATCTTCGTTCCGGAATACTGGAAAGCTCTTTGAACAATTCCCTGATCGACAGTATCACCTCTCGCCAGACGTTCCACTTCCATTACGAGTACACCTTCCCAACGTCCGGATTCAACTTCAGATAAAAGCTTCTGCATTTCCGGACGCGCGGATATAGACTCTCCGGAAACGACTTCACGGTAGATCCCGCCAATGGATAAGTTCATTCGTTTGGCAAGATCAAGTAAGATCTGCTCATGCCGTTCCAGGACATCCACGCCCATAGCTTCCAGAGAAGCATCACTTCGGGACTTCCGGAGATAGATAAGATATTCTTCGTATTGCATATGTATCACCTTTCCTTAGTATATGTGTGAGGTTGCTTAATTTTGCGTATAAAAATAACACCTATACGGTGCCGGATTTTTGTGATACAATAATCTTTGTGAGGGAGAGAATTGTACTGTGTTCCAAACACCCTATAGTTTTCTCGTTTTCCCTGGTGCTGGTAACACCGGGGATTTTTTTGTATTTTACTGTAATTCTAATAATTTGTTTGTAATGTTGTTGGTGAACTTGTTTTGTTGTGTAGCTGTTAATTTGGTTGAGGTTCGGATTACGATAGTACCTAAAACTTTGTGAGATCCGGAATTTAACATTCCTGCACCATCAAAGCTGGCAAGATACGAATCTCTCTTTTCGGCATCTTCTTCTGATGCATAAACTTCGATAGCTCCACCGCATTCAGTTCCTTTATCTACAATGTCATTTCCATATACACTAGATTGGTCGATAAGAGGAGTAGAAAAATAAACTGTGGAAGTGTAGCCTCCCTGTTTATTTAGATTTCCGTTTGGATCATGATCTTCTGTGACTGCCTGATATCCGGAAATATTTGGAATTCCCTTTAAGCGCTGAATAACGAAATCTTCATTAGGATTAGTGATTTGCTTCATCTGCAGAACGCTGTTCTGATAAGCTGTTTGTTTTTCAGAAATAGCATTAATTACAGAGGAGTAATCCAGTGGTTCAGAAAGCTTTTTCGTTTCAGCATTGATGTCTGCTGTCTTTTTTGGTAGATCTGGTATTTTGCGCTGTGCTGCTTTTGCATCGGAAAGAGCAGTAATAAAGGCTTCTTTAGTAGTGTTATCATAAACTGCTTCCTTTTTGTCCAATATTTTCTGAGCATCGTTCATTGCAGAGGTAAGTTCAGTATTCTTGGCTTCTACTTCTTTGACTGCAGCATTAAACTTTGTTTCTGCAAGATCATGAGGCTTTTTCACCTGAAAGTACCAAACACAAATACCGATGACAATGATCGCAATGGCAGCAATCAATCCTAGTAGTGTTTTTTTCTTTTTCATATGTCCTTTCCTTTCGTTTTTTTCAGAGTTTTTTTTTCAGAGTTCATTTATTCAATCAGATATCTCCGCCATATAAATACTTTCGTATCAAGAGGGCAGTGTATTTATGGTTAGAGATACTGGATGAATCGTTATTAAAGGACTTTCTGATTATTCATCTTTAATTTTGTTACTTTTGTTAGACGTTCTTTGAAACGTGTTAATTTGATAGAACGATCTGAACGGCTAGCAGGGACGTCATGTGTAAAAACATCAATTGCTGTTTCAAGAACACGGATTTCATTATCATAGTCTTTTTTCTTTCTGTAGATAATGGCAAGTCTATCATAAGGACAATTGCCGTCGAAACGATGGGATACATTCTTTTCGTAGAGCGTTATGGCAGTATCTACATCTCCCTGCTTTTCTAATTCCAGTGCTTTTAAGTTAATGTCGGCAGGATCTTTTAATTTACTTAAATCAGCATTATCTGATAAATTTACTTGAAAATTCGAATCATGTTTAACAATGACATCTTGATGAGTGTTAATTGCAAGCTCGCCTTTGTGGGTAGGCTTGGAATTTTCCAAATAACCGTTCTGAGTTAAGAACTCTTTTTCTTTATAAAAATCTATACCGTATTTATATTCGAAGTACGAGGGTACCCTTTTGTTGGTATATTTCTTTAGCCAGTACAACATATAAATATGACCAGGTAACAGACCATCTGGATAACGTTTCATCATAGCTTCAGATACGAGCGATTGATTAGGAAACATTTTTGATTGTTCAATCCAATTGGTATTAAATTCTCTGTCTTGAGAAATAAAAGGTTTTTCTGAATAGTCTTTGTAATACAAATCATAAATAGTTTGGCAATAAGTATCACTTGCTTTGAACTGTTGCATGGAATTTATCTGATTAGCAGGTATTTGATTTCTTGGCATACTTGCAGTGCGAGGAGCGCTCGTGTAAAGATAATTATAATATTCAATACAAGAATCAGGTAGTCGTGAGTCGTAATTAGAAAGAGAACTTTTGAAATTTTCAAAACAATTATTTTTCCCTTTTTCAGTTTTTAACTTTTGGGATTTAGAACAAGTGGAATCCCAATAACGTTTTATAAAAGTATTTATTTTATCAGCTTTTGCGGTTGGAGTATTTAGCTTTGAATATTTTTTTGCTATATTATCTCCTTTTACAACAACAATTTTACGTTTTTGGGCGTCAGCAAGTATAGATAGTTTTTCATAATATAAATCAAATCGAGAGAAAAATACATCAGGATTGACTGTTTTTTCAATTAAACTGGCGCAATCATTAAGTATTCGTAAGTCATTTTGTAATTCAATAACGGATAAAGAAGGTTTTTTGTTAAAAAAATTAAACAATCCCATATGATACCTCCATATTATATTAGTTCTGCAATTGTAAGGTGTGGAATAAAGTAGATTATATAATTATCTACAATAGTTAGTATGCCATATTTATCTCTATAGCACGCAATGCAGTTTTCTAAAAATTCTTCTGTAACATCCAAATACTCTGCAATTTCATATTTATCTTTACAACCATGTTCGTAGGCTCTGATCAGACCGAATAATCCGATACTGCGGTTGTATCCCCAAAGCCTTGCCTGCCGTTCCTGTTTTCGATTACCGGTATATTCCATGTCGATAATATTTCCAACAGAAGTATAATGATGACCGAGTTCTTCTGCCAGAACGCAGGCTTTTTCTGTGGTTGTAGCTATATTATCTCTGATAACGATAGTGCCATCACAGTATAATCCTTTAATTCTTTCGCTTTCAAAAGGATAATCAACAACTTCTATACCGTCTTTGCAGGCTTCGTCCTGTAGCTTCTCATATGTATTCATACAAACACCTCCCGCTTGAGTATATCAGATAAGCTGTCCTATAAATTACTTAGCTCGTTTGTTCTTTACAAATTCAGCAAACTGGCGAATTTCGTCAAGTTCGTCTTCTGTATATTCATCGCCATCGAAGTGGGCGGCAAGGGTAGTTGGCTCATCTATATCCCAGCCCATAAGGTAAGCAGGTGATACCTGTAATGCGTTTGCAATTTCTTCTAATTTATCTACGGGCATATTTTTTATATAGCCAGTTTCATATCTTTGGAGAGTAGATTTACTAATTCCTACCTTTTCAGAAAGAGTTTGGTATGACATATTAAGTTCTTCACGTCTGTTTCTCATTCGCTTCATAATATCTTGCATTTTTTCGCTTATTTCTTTTTCGCTCATATCAATACCTCCGTATAAGGTAATTATAAACTATTTTTTCATATTTGCAACAAATAATTAAAGAAAATTAAAAAAATGTTGCAAATATGGGTTGACAATAAGATTTAGCGAGCGTATTATATAAACATCCCAAATATGCAACGAAAGGAAGTGAGATAATGTCATTTGATAAATTGAAAGGGAAGATGACAGAGGCACATGTGTCGCAAGCTAAAATGTCGGAATATTTAGGCATTACAGTGCAATCTCTTAATGCTAAATTAAATGGAAGGACACAATTCACTTTAGAAGAAGCGGTTAAAATTACTGACTTTCTAATGTTGAATGATCCTATCGATATTTTTTTTAGACCAAGCGTCCCAAAAATGCAACGAAACAAACCGGACAAGACACAAACATAAAAGAGGACTTCTTGGACAAATCATTAGATTACTTATTCGCAACAGATGAAACAGGTTCAGAGAAAGGAGAGTGATGAAAGTGGATAAATATATAAAGGCTTTGAGAGGCATTTCATATTGTGAATGGGTTAAGTTGCGAGAAGGCATCGATTCTGAGTTTGATCGGCAAATCGGTGAATCAAAGAGAGGTCTTCAACTCACCGATTCTGAAAATGTAAAAAAAGCTATCCGTTCACGATTTGGAGGTAAATTGGATTAATTCTCCAATCATTACCTTTATAGCTAATATGAACATAATCTAGTCCATAAAAGCTATCAAGGAGATCAGAAGGACGTTTTCCAGGTGAATAAATGGAAGCGTTTTCTTCCCACCAAACACTAGGAGATTTCTTGTTTTCACCGATCGTGCAATCAGGATCATCGGTAAGACAAACCCAATCACCAGCGAGACAAGCATAAATTTTAAGCATACGCATACTCCTTTCTTTATTACTTAGGTACTGGCATACCCTGTAAGAAAAGTATAGGAGGACAAGGGAGAAAAGACAATGCCTGGATATAATTTAAATCATTTTACTGGAAAGACAAAAGGTAAAACTTCGAGAAAGAAAAAAATTCGAGTGAAACGAAATCATAAAAATAAGTATGAGAAATATTCCAATAACAGAGGAATAGTGAGGTAAGTATAAGAGTGAAGAAAATTATATTTGTATTATTTGCGTGCTTAATCCTCTTAACAGGGTGTAGTCAGAAAATAACAGAAGGAGAGATATATGAAAAAGAATTTCTTCCAGAAGAAACAAGAACAATTATAATACCGATGATTCATACGAATGGGAAATCATTATACACGACATATGTGCCGGTAACACATCATTATCCAGATAGATGGCGCATTTCTATTAAATCGATAGAGAAAAATGACGATGGCGATTATGATACAGCCGACTACTATACGACGGAAGAAGTATATAACAGCTGTGAAGTTGGAGATATGTTTTCCTACGATGAAAATAGGGACTGTGAAGAGGAACCGGTTGAGAAGAGTAAGTAATGTAGGAGGTGCAGAGTGCAAGGATATTACGATTCAGAACATAGCGGAAAAGGATTGGAAACGCCAACAGGACAATTAAATATTAACGTTAAAAATCTACCAGAGTTTAAAGAATTGGTAGAACAGGCAAAAGTATCAAGCCGACCAATTGCAACGAACAATTAATCAGCTTAGTTACTTTGAATTGAAAATCGATTTTAGCTGTGGTGAAGAAGTTACTTCGGAGTAATAGAAGATACACTCTTGGTGACTCATTTGATAGGAAAATTATACCAGAGAACCGCAACAAGTACAAACCATACCACATAAAATGCAATAAGAACACAGGAGGGCAGGAAGATGATTGTAGAAACAATGAACAACAATGGCTGCACCTGCCATATCTCCGATGATGCATACCGGGATAAGACACCGGAAGAGGTGAACCGGATTGTCCGGAGCTTTTCGGATTTCATCGTTGGAAGATTAAAGGACTTAAAAGAGAAAACCGCTTAGGCGGTTAAAGTAAGACAAGCTTTAAATAAGGTGATACAAGGTTTTAAACAAGATCTGTATAAGATCAGAAAGGAGATAGAGCATGAGAAGAAAGAGAAAAATGAGCGAAGCGACGCAGAGTGCACTGCTGATCTGTCTGTCCTGTTACGCGGCAGCAGTTTTGATGTTTCTCCACTGGCTCTTTATTGGGTACTGATGAAAACAATGAGAGAGCAGGGAATTAAAAGATACAAAAGAAGAAAGCAGATGGCGTACAAAGTATTCTGCTGGATTCTCGGAATCCTGGTGGCGCTGATTGGCGTGTCAGTAATTGGATTCTGGGTGGTGATATTTATGACATTTTATTAGAGAGAAGGTGAAAAAGTGCAGAGCATGAAAGAAAAATGGCTTGGATTTGCTACAGATGAAAATGTAGTCCGGGCGCTGAAAGATATCCGGAGAGTGGCTGCAAAGCATGGCATCCGGCATGTGTCGGTGCAGATTCTGGACGGTGATGTGTATGGATATACCAACGATGCAGCAGCCGGTCCGTACAATCTGGAGATCGGAACTTCCGGATTAAGAGTCGAAGCCGGACAGGCACAGTATTTTAAAAGCATATAAAAAGAGTGCCAGAAAGGGAAGAACCCGAATCCGGCACAAAAGAAATTAGTCAATTGTATTTTAAACGAAGAAAGGAAATTAGTCAAATATGAAAACACTGAAAATCACAACAGATAATAAAATCCGCATGATCGACATCAATATGAGTGATTATAAAGCCATCCAGAAAGAACTCGGAGGGCATTTCGAAACAGTACATACAAAGCTCATGTATGAGTATTATAAGGCGCCGGTGATCATGCTGGTGGATGAGGAAGGACTCTGGAAGCAGCTACCGTTAAATGTAGTCGGCAGCTACTTTTACGGTACACAGGAGCATGGCAATCCAATCGCGGGAGATGTCCTTCTTGCGCTGGTAGTCGGTGAGGATTTTACCGGATTTACGGAAAGTGATGCAAGGCAGTGGATGGATAAGCTTTTGAATGATTTTCCAATATTGGAGGAAGGAGAAGAATAAATGTATTACAATGAATGTCCTTTTTGCGGGGCGAATCTCGATCCGGGCGAAAAATGTGAGTGCCAGGAATGTAAAGAGCACAAGAAAGAATTACAGGTGAAAGGCAGATCAGGAAGCAAGCATGAATGATATTTTTAAGATCTACGATTTTGAAGATGAAGAACATTGGCTGAAAGGCAGAATGAATGGAATAGGCGGCAGTGATGCCAGTGCAGTTATGGGAAAGAATCCATATAAAAGTAATATCGATCTGTTTGAAGAAAAAACTGGAAGGACAGTACCGGAAGATATATCGGACAAGCCTTATGTGATTTATGGAAAAAAAGCGGAGGAGTATATACGTGAGCTTTTCAAACTGGATTATCCGGAATACGAAGTGGAGCATCACGAATTCCGGATATTGCAGAGTAAGAAATATCCATTCATGCAGGCTTCCTTAGATGGAGAGCTGACAGACCAGAACGGTCGAAAAGGAATATTAGAGATCAAGACCACCAATATTTTACGATCTACACAGTACGAGAAATGGAAAAAGCGTATCCCGGACAACTATTACACACAGGTACTGCATTATTTGCTAGTTACCGGCTGGCAGTTCGTAGTCTTAAGAGCACATTTGAATACAGACTGGGGCGGCGAAAGGCAGACCGCAGTCAGGCATTATTTTATAGAACGCTCAGAAGTGGAAGAGGATCTTGCCATGCTGCTTCGGGAAGAAAAGAAATTTTGGGGATTCGTGGAGAGCGACAGGATGCCTCCGCGGACCATCCCGATAATATAGGAGGTATTTTATGTTGGAATTAAAGATTTTAAGTCCGCAGGAAGATGGATTCGTGCGGGAAATCGAATGGAACCATGAGGAAATCAAAGCCGGAATCGCAACCATGATGGAAGACTACAGAGGACTTGTATTTACAGAGAACACTATCAAAGAAGCAAAACAGGACAGAGCAAACCTGAATAAGCTAAAGGCTGCATTTGAAGACGAGCGCAAGAGAGTCAAAAAGCTGTGTATGGAACCGTATAATCGGTTTGAAAAACAGTTAAAAGAAGTCACTGTACTGATCGATGAACCGGCTAAGCTGATTGATGTGCAGATTAAAGAAGTCGAGCAGATGAAACGGGAAGAAAAGCGAAAAGAAGTACAGGAATTATTTAAGACAATCGGTTTTCAGAATTTTGTAACAGTCGAAATGATCTGGGATGAAAAATGGCTGAATGCATCTGTGCCATTATCCAAGGTAGAAAGCCAGATGAAGGATATCATGTACCGGATCGGCGAAGAGGTTGGAACGATCAATCATCTGCAGGAGTTCAGCTTTGAAGCATTGGAAGTTTACAAGAAGACACTGGATCTTACGCAGGCAATTCGGAAAGGACAGGAGCTTGCAGATATCCAGAAGCGTAAAGAGGAAGCGCGTATTGCTAGAGAGAAAGCAGAGGAAGAAAGAAAAGCTGCAGAACTGGCGGAGCAGAATGCAGAGCCGGTTGAGACAGCAGGCGCAGCAGAAGCTACAGCAACAGAAGATACGGCACCGGGAGCCCCGGCAGTAAACACTGAGGAAGAAAATGTGATGTATTTGGACTTCCGTGTATGGGGAACAAAAGAGCAGTTAATGGCACTTCGCGATTATATGAAAGAAAATCATTTAAAATTTGGAAAGGTGGAATAAAAATATGGCAGTAAGTAACAGTTTGGTAAAGAAAACGGCAAAGACTGGCTTAACAGCTTATCTGACGCAGGATGCTGTTAAGAAGCAGATTAACAGTGTGGTTGGTGGAAAGAACGGAACAAGATTCATTTCCAGTATTGTATCTGCAGTCCAGACAACTCCGGCATTGCAGGAGTGTACGAATCCAAGTATTTTATCAGCAGCATTATTGGGAGAGGCCTTGAATCTTTCGCCGTCGCCACAGCTCGGACAGTTTTATATGGTGCCTTTTGACAATAAGAAAAAGGGATGCAAAGAAGCACAGTTTCAGTTAGGTTATAAAGGCTATATTCAGCTGGCTATCCGATCCGGATATTATAAAAAGCTGAACGTCCTGGCGATTAAAGAGGACGAGCTGGTACATTATGATCCGTTAGAGGAAACGGTCGAAGTGAACTTGATTGAAGATGATATCGTTCGAGAAGAAACGCCTACGGCCGGATATTATGCAATGTTTGAGTACGAGAATGGTTTCCGCAAAACGATGTACTGGTCTAAGAAGAGAATGCTGGCTCACGCTGAAAAGTATTCCTTCGCTTTTTACAAAAACGGTGGAGCAAAGTCTTTAGAATTATTAGAACAGGGGAAAATTCCGGAAAAAGATTTATGGAAGTATTCTTCCTTCTGGTTTAAAGATTTTGATGGCATGGCGCTTAAGACTATGCTCAGACAGCTGATCAGCAAGTGGGGAATCATGAGCATTGATCTTCAGAAAGCACTCGATAAGGACATGGCTGTTATTCAGGAAGACGGATCTGCAGATTATGTAGAAAATAATACAACCGATGTGGAAACAAACGATGTGGTTGCGGATCAGGATCTGCAGGAAGTACATATAGACGCAGAAGAGGAACAGGGAGAATCTTCCGATATTGAGTCGGAGTTTTTCAATAATTAATGCAGGAGGTAATAAGCAGTGAAACATGTAGATTTAGAAAAGTTTGCAAACGGAGCGTTTTCGGCGCAGGTAAATAGGGCTATTGAAGAAGTGACTGAAAATATCCAGAATCCAAATACGGATTCGGGAGCAACGAGAAAGATAACGGTTACGATTGCATTTAAGCCGAATGCAGAGCGGAATTTTGTAGCAACAGGGGTACAGACGAAGACAACGCTTGCTCCGGCACTTGGAGCTGTCACAGCATTTAGCATGGGTAAAAACCTGCAAACCGGAGAAGTAGAAGCCGTTGAAATGGGAAACCAGATTCCGGGGCAGATGTCTGTAAATGACGTGCCAGGAGTTGTTCCGGAGAATGTAGTAGAAGTGGATGGAAGTAAAGTAGACACCACTACAGGCGAGATTGTTGAAAATAAAGTTGTAGATTTGCGAAAGAAAGCATAGGGAGGAGTTAAAAAGATGATGGAAGGATTAAGAGACGCTTTACAGTATATTACAAGTCTGAAAGAAAAGAGTATGGAGCCGAAAATTGTGGAGATAGAAGGAAATACATATTGCACAAGGGAACTTACCAGATATCATAGATTTCCCATGGCGAGCAGCCTTTCAGTAAATACGTTGACAGCATTAGTGGACTACATTAAGGGAAAACCGGAAGAATTAAGGGAGACATCTATTCTCCACGTAGTAAGTCCAACCAGAGTGAGCTTGTATTCCGGATTAATCGATGAGAGGAAAAGAGAAAGTTTAATGGCTGCAGAAGCAATTGTAAATGAATTTGCGTTTGACAATTATTATGATCAGGAGCGCTTCCTAATAGAGTTGCAATCTAACTTTTTGCAGACAGCAGATTTACTTACCATTATGCAGGTGTCCGGAAACATCAAATCCGGAACAACCGCAAACTATTCAGATGATGGCGTATCGCAGAAGACAACGATTAAGGCAGGGGTGGAACTGAGTGATGTGATTGTGCCAAATCCGGTAAGACTTAGACCATATCGTACATTTGCCGAAATCGAACAGCCAGAGAGTTCTTATATATTCCGTATTAAAGATAGTGATAGAGGACCGGTATTTAAACTGGTAGAAGCCGACGGCGGTTTGTGGAAAAATACAGTTATGAAGAAAATCAAGAATTATCTTGAATATGAATTGAGCGATCAGATTAAGGAACGTAAAATCACGATAATTGCTTAAGCTTGCAACTTCCTATGGAAGTGTATCACAAAAGTAACTCGTAAATGAAGTAAAGTTCCTGCAGGTGTCGGGAAACATTCCGGTATCTGCAGGGAGAAAGGAGCAGCCAGTGAAGTCAGTAACATTTCATGTCCCGGGAAAGCCGCAGGGCAAGGCAAGGGCGAAGACAGTCCGGAATAAACATACCGGAAATACAATGTCTTACACGCCGGAGAAAGATCTGCTGTATGAAAATTATATTAAGAACCAGTTCTTAAATGCATGTGGCGGAATGTTCCTGGAACAGGGAAAGCCGGTAACACTTCGGATCGTAGCCAGATTCTCCCCTCCGAAGAGTACAAGCAAAAAGCGTGCTGCACTTATGTTGGAGGGAAAAGAACTTCCGCTTAAGAAGCCAGATGTGGACAACATCGTAAAGGTTGTAGCAGATGCGTTGAATGGCGTAGCTTACCACGATGACACGCAGATTGTTCTGGTGGCAGCTAAGAAAGCATATTCGGCAATAGAAGGACTGGATGTGACAGTGGAGGAATATGCGAATTAGGAAAGAAGGTGCGACATGGCGAGACCGAGACTAAAAGGCCTTCTTTACTTTCCATTTGATATAGATTTTTTTGAAGATAATAAGATTCGGATTTTGAAAGCAAGATACAAATCCGATGGAGTATTGATTTATTTATTCTTGCTGTGCGAGATCTATCGTCAGGGATATTACATCAAGGTGGATGATGATTTTGAATATATCATTTCCGATGAACTCGGGATAGATCAGAATAAGGTGAAGCAGGTCTTGAACTTCCTGCTAAAACGGTCACTGTTTGATAACACACTTTTTAGTTTGGACAAGGTCTTGACCTCTGCCGGGATACAGAGGCGGTATCAGCTTGGTATTAAAGAAAGAATGCGAAAGAGTAGAACGCCGTTAGAAGTAGGCAGGTACTGGCTTCTAAATGAAGAAGATACAGAACCTTTTATTAAGTGCACACTTTTTGAAGAAAATTCCGGAAAATACAAGGGTTTTTCCGGGAAAAACTCATTAAATTCCGAGAAAAATGACACAAAGAAAAGTAAAGTAAATAATAAAAATAATAATATAGCATTTCAACATCCAGAACTTGAACAGGCTTTTCAGATGTACCTTCTTGTCCGTGAACATAATTATGGAGAAATCCTTCCGGAACAGATACAGGCTCTGAGGGATGATCTGAAAACACTGAGCGACAAGGCAGAGGAACAGATCGCTATCGTTAAGAAGGCTACGGCGGGAGGATATAAAGGATTCTACGAACTGAAAACAGGAAAAAGAAAGCCCGGATCCAGACAGAAGAATAAGGCAAATAATTTTTCGGGGCGTGATTATAACATGGAGAAACTGGAAAGGGGACTGTTGGGTGTACCGGAGAAAGAAGGTGATGCAAAGTGAAAAACACGCAAAGACAGCCTTCCGAACTGCTGCAGGGATTCTTAAATTATATTGATCAGGTTAAGTCAGAGTATGAGATGGCTCGTGAAGCTGTTGGAAAAGAAGACAAGAGGCTGCAGGACTTTTTACACGAATTGGAGTTTGCAGAAGATAAGGCTGAAAGAAATAAAATCGCCACGAAGTTCCAGCGAAGTAGACAAGAGCGAAGACGACAAAAGGACGAGGTGCAACGGTTAGAGCTACTGGTAGAGTTCTTTAACAGCCAGAACCATAGGAATACATTCAACAAGATGCGGCAGTTGGTTGGAAACCAGAGGAAAAGAGAAGCGTATTTGAATGGAGAGCGGCACTATAACAAAAGAGTGGAGGAATAGAAAATGCATAATGGAAAAGAATATGCAGATAAAAGTTTAAAGGAAGCACTGCTTGCTTTTTCACAAGGGAAGAAAGTCCTGGTGCTTACTGAGTATGATGATGGAAGCATGAACATAGACAACATGGAAAAGTATTTTACAGAAAATACAACGTTTTTCGTGGAAGTTCCGGCAATTGAAAATCCAGAGTTCGCCAAAGCACTGGCGGATATGGTAGAAACAGGAAAGAGGCAGAGGCCAGTACCGGAGCTGAAAGATCTTCCGGAAGATGAACCAGAAGAGGATCTAGATGAAGAACCGGAAAAGAAGTCAGTCGATGTGGAAGAGCATGCTGATCCGGGAAAGGCATGCCCCCCCCCTGCAGAAGCCGGAAGACAGGATGGAAGAAAAAGAGGTAGATCTTCCGGCGGACAATATCGATGAGAAGAAAGAGAAAATCCGGAAACTGGTAGAGGAAGGATACACCAATCGTGAGATCGCTGATCAAACCGGTATCCCGTTCGGAACAGTCGGGTATCATGCAGCGAGATTCCGGAAGAAAGAAAAAGAGCCTACAGTAGACAATTCGGATCGGCATCTGTGTAAGAGTTGCAAGTTCCGGAGCAATCGACCGGAAGTAAATAATTGTGATTACGTGGCGATTACGAAACACAGCAGAGGATGCAAGGTAGAAGAGTGCACGAAGTACGAGAAGGGCAACAGGGTGCGAGCAAAGGATGTGGAGGAATAGATCATGGAAAGATTAACACATAAAAGAGAGAACGGTATAAAGCGAGGGTACTGGTCTCCGAATAAGAAACAGGAGCTGGTGGATAGACTGGCGATGTATGAGGACAGGGAAGATGCCAAGGACACAAATGTCCTTAGCAAATGGATTCCGATAAGCGAGAGATTGCCGGAAGGTGAAAACTACATATTGGTATCATTTGAGAATGCAACAATGCTGGATATCGCAAGATATGAAGAAAATGATGAAGGCGGTATATTCTATCCGGGAGATGATGAAAAACCATATTCAAGCTATGAAATATTTGTCAATGCATGGACGCCATTGCCGGAACCATACAAACAAAACGACGAAGGAGCTGAGAAATGATTGAACAGAGGAAGTACAAAGAAACAAAGACTAGAAGGTCAACAACATTATGATGAGCTGGAATCGGATATCGATAAAAAGGCAAGCGAGAGATTCCATACACCACCAGCTTATCGGAACTATACGGTGGATGATTATCTAAAGAAGGTGGGAGTAAATGTAAATAAGGAGGTTGATGCCGGTGGAGCAGATGACAAGGGAAAGACTTGCAATGTACCGGAACAATAAAGCAGAGATTCTGGAACTGGATTACATGCTTCAGAACCGATGGAAGTCCGATACGATGATCGGAAACAATGTGATCTTCGACTACAGCAAAGGCTATCCAATGCCGCAGAGTGTAGTCGGATTCGATCAGGAGAAATACGAGAGACTGCAGGACCGGGATCTTAAGAGAAAAGAGAAGTTAGAAGCAGAGTGTGAAGAAATCGAGCGTTTTGTGGAGAATATCAAAGACAGCCTGACGCACAGAATCTTCCGAATCTATTACATCGATGGAAGAAAAGATGTGACACAAAGGGAAGTTGCAAAACGGGTGCATCTGGATCGTAGTCGTGTGAGCAGAAAAATTGATGATTATTTGAAAAAAGCACAAAAAGCACAAAAAGCACATGTATAATAACACTTGAGCCAATGGCGAAAACCGGAGGCTCTCCATCCTACTTTAAAACCTAAAACTATGAGAAGGCGATCTGAGGTGTCAGGTCGTCTTTTCGTTGCGCAATGTCGAGAAATGGGATATTATGGGAGTAGGTTTTAAAGATGGAGGAAAAAGGGTATGAAAAAAACATCTGTATTAAATTTTAATCTAGTTTTTTATTCAGGAGATCGAGAGGAGCCATTATTAGAGCATTTGGATACAGTAGTTATGCCAGCTCTTACAGAAAATATTATACGTGGTGATGGTGATACAAAATATTTTCTTATGGATACAAAAATAAGAGAAGATTCAGATGGAGAATACATATTAACTGGGTTATTAATAAAAAAGACTATTTTAGAAGTTAAGTCAGATATTGATGAGCAAGGCAAACTAATCGAAAAAGATGATAAATATCCAACAGCACCTTTTTCTATGTTTATTATATATCTGAAAAATCACAGAATGCTATATATAGAAAATCAAAAAGGAAGTCCAGATGTAAGAAGTTTTAAAGCAACGATAAAGTATATATTAAATACATACGTGAAAAAAAGAAACAAAGAGTTAGAAAAAGTTAATAAAGAACTGCCAATACCTATATTAAATGTGACAGGAATTCCAATGCGGAGAAGGATTGATGAAGCATTAAAAGATGTAGAAAAAATAAATGAATTAAAGCTTAGATTTTATCCACTTAATGGTGATATCGATTATACTGGTCTTTTGGAAGGAGTAGCAACAGATTTAAGAAGAAAAGTAGGGTGTAAAAACGGAGAAATTATATTGAAATCACCGTCAAATATAAGTGGAGTAATAGAGGTATTGAGCAAGTCTGGAGGAACTGTAGATCCTATTTTTTCAGTTCGATATGCTGATAAGAAAAAAGGAAAAATAAAAAATGAGGAAATTTCTGAAAAAATGGAAATAGAACTTTCGGGGAATGATCCGAATGAGGAAATAGAAAATGCGATAGAGAAAGGAAAGAAGATTTCAAGTATAGCTTTTGTAAGTAAAGAAAATAATGATATATATGAAAAGAATACGAAAAAAATAATTTCTTTTGTAAAGAGAGATTAAGGGGTTAGAGTTAATGAAAGCAGAAATTAATATAGATGCCATATTAAGATTTTTAAAACCAGAATCATCAAATCAATTAATAAAGAGATCTTTAAGAGTATTTGAAATATCGAAGAAGAATAGAAAAAAGATAGTGTGTCTATACATTATTTCTGTATTTATAGCAACATTTGTTGGATTTTCCCCCAATACAGCATCTATTGTTTGTGATACGGCTCAAACTATGATAGATATAATGCTCGGAATGTTTGGAATAGTGTTTACGGGATATGCTCTTTTTCAAGCATTAATGAATAAACAATTATTAATTAGAATGCTTTCTAGCGATGAAAAAAATGGTAAGGATAAATCTAAAAGTAAATTGCAAGAAACTAATGAATCATTTGTGGAATATATGATGCTGAATTTAATTTCGATAATTGTAAGCTTGTTTTTAAAAATAATTGCAAGCAGTATACCTAATAAGGCAGTTCTCTTTTCAAAAATGTCAACAAATAATATAGTAGCCACATTATTAATATCATTATATTTTTATTTTATATTGATAATAATGTGGGAAGCGAAAAGTTTTATATTTAATGTTTTTCAAGTATTCAATATGCATGCAGGAACCAGAGTTTTGGAATTGCTTGGTGATGATGATAAAGACGACTAGTCAGAACTAATATTAGCACCCTCCGGGGTGCTTTTCTGATGCAATAAAACAGGAGGTGAGGTTATGGTAAAACGATGGGAAAACATTGAAAGAGCAGATTTTTTAGGCGTGGGAGAATATGACATACCTACAATCGAGCCGGTTGAATTTTCTGGAAATACAAAGTTTATCCCATTTAACTATGCTGCCTCCTGCAAGAAGAGAGAAGATAAAAGCATTCATTTCTTCGTGGATGATTATCAATTTACCAGATTGTGGAATGATCCAGACAGGTATATGCCTATGCTTAGAGAATATCAGTATGTACTGACGCCAGATTTCAGCGTCTACACTGATTTTCCAAAGGCATTACAGATTTACAACCATTATCGGAAACACTGGATTGGAGCATATATGCAGATGCATGGAATTAATGTCATCCCGACAATCGCATGGAGCACACCGGATTCGTATGAATGGTGCTTTGACGGAGAGCCGACGCATGGGACAGTTGCGATATCCAGCGTTGGAACACAGAAAGATAAAATCGCAAAAGAGTTATTCTTGAAAGGATACAAGGAGATGATCAGGCGGTTAGAGCCGGAAAGCATTATCTTTTACGGCAACGTACCGGAAGAGTGCAAAGGAAACATTATCAGAGTCAAAGCATTTCAGGAAAAATTCAGTGAGGCGAAGTGCGATGGGTGGTAGAGGATCGTCAAGCGGGATGAGTGACAGTGGGAAGAAATATGGAACGGAGTATACAACATTGTATCAATCTGGAAATATAAAATTTGTTAGGTATAATAATGGCGCTGCAACGACTCCGGCAGAAACAATGACGAAAGGTCGAGTATATGTTACGGTAAATGCTAAAGATAAAATAAAAAGCATAACCTATTATGACAAGCACAACAAACATTATAAACAGATTGATATAGGACATTCGCACAAAGTTCAGGGAATAAAGAAAGATCCTCATACTCATAAAGGATATATACATGATGAAAAAGGAACATATGATGTTAGTCCAAAAGAAAGAAAAATGATTGATAGGGCGCAAAAGGCATGGTATTATCATAATAACAGGTAGTAGTTTAGGAAGGAGAACGCGTAGCAATACGAGGCTCCGGTGGTCAATCCGGACACCTGTTTAGAAGAGATCTAGAAAAGGGTCTCTTTTTTGTATGCAATAAATACCCAGGATCATTAGTTCAGAGGTAGAACGTTCGCCTCATAAGCGAAATGTCACAGGTTCGATTCCTGTATGATCCATTAAGAATAAACCAGAAGTGGAGGTGAGTCTGAGTGACTGAAAAACAGAAAAGATTTTGTGATGAGTACCTGATTGATTGTAATGCCACTCGGGCTTACAAGGCAGTTTATAAAAATATAAAAAATGATGGAGTAGCAAGAAGGAATGGAAGTAGATTGCTGACAAATGCTGACATCAAAAAATATATAGATGCCCGAATGGAAGAACTTCACAATGAGAAGACGGCAGATGTTCAGGAAGTAATCGAGTATCTGTCTGCTGTCCTTCGCGGAGAGAGTACCGCACAGGAAATTGTAGTTGTGGGAACTGGTGACGGCTGTAGTAAAGCAAAGACTGTAGAGAAAGCGCCATCAGAAAAAGAACGATTAAAGGCTGCGGAGCTTCTTGGTAAGCGGTATGCGCTATTCACCGACAGGGTTGACATGGATACCGATATGGATCTGAATATCACAATTGATTATGGAGAAGAGGGAAATGAAGAAAAATAAATGGATTTATGTCCTTGGAACAAAATATGAAATTATAATTAACGCACCGGACAAGATGTTACCGCCGGGGGCAGATGGTGCAATGGATCACAGTACAAAAAAGATTATAATTGCTAAATTTAAACCGGATGAATACAGCGTCAAAGAACTTAAGAATTACAGGAAAAAGGTATTGCGGCATGAAATTGTTCACGCTTTTCTGTATGAATCAGGATTGTGGAATAACAGCGGAGATATATGTGCTTGGGCACAGAGTGAGGAAATCACAGATTGGATTGCCATTCAATCGCCAAAGCTTTTCCGTGCATTCAAAGAAGCTGATTGTCTATGAACATAAGCCTACAGGCAAATGCCGGTTTCAAAGAGGTTGATCGCAGTAAAAAACGCTACATCGTGATGAAAGGTTCTGCCGGATCCGGAAAGAGCGTAGACACGGCACAGAACTATATTCTAAGACTGATGAAAGACCCGGGAAGAAACCTTTTATGTGTACGAAAATCAGATGTAACGAACAGAGATAGCACTTTTGCAGAATTGCAGAGTTCTATTTTTCGTATGTTCGGCGATCACTACAAGAAGTACTGGTATATCAACAGCTCCAACATGATCCTGGAATGCAAGAGCAATCATAACCAGATCATCTTCCGCGGGGTAAATGACGAGAAGCAACGTGAGAAACTTAAGTCAATTACATTTAAGCGCGGGAAGCTTACCGATGTTTGGATAGAGGAAGCCACAGAGATTACACAGTCAGATTTTGAGATCATAGACGACCGACTCAGAGGCGAGCTTCCGGAAGGGCAGTTCTATCAGATCCGGTTGACATTCAATCCGGTGTCGGCGCATCACTGGATCAAGAAAGTGTTCTTTGATCGTGTCGATCCGGACGTACTGACGCATCAGTCCACCTATGAGAACAACCGTTTTATCGATGAAGCATACCACAGACGTATGCTCCGGCGTAAGGAAGTAGATCCAGAAGGATACAGAGTCTATGGTCTTGGTGAGTGGGGCGAAGTTGCCGGACTGATTCTTAAGAATTATGTTGTAGAAGAATTCGACCGTTCCCCGGAAAGATTCGATTACATGGTCAATGCACAGGACTTCGGATTCAACCATGCGGATTGCATTGGCGAGGTTGGCTTTAAAGACGGAGAACTGTTTCTGTGCCGGGAATTGTATGTGTATGAAATGGATACAGACGAGATTATCAAAGAAGCAGAAGGCAAATTCAGCAAGAAGCTCCGGATGTGGTGCGACTCCGCCGAGCCGGACCGAATCAAGATGTGGCAGAAAGCCGGATACCGGGCAAGGGGTGTCAATAAAGAGACGAACAGTGTCCATGCACAGATTGATTATTTAAAACAGCACAGGATTCACATCCATCCATCCTGTGTAAATACCATAAAGGAAATTCAGCAATGGAAGTGGAAGAAAGATGAGAAGACCAATACTTATCTGGAAGAGCCAGTTCCATTTTTTGATGATGCAATGGCGATGTTGCGTTACTCCATTGAGGAAGAGCGTAAAGTACGACCAAGATTGAACCGGAATGTGAAAGGAGGCATATAGGTGTACAGCTTATATAGATTACCGGCAACGGAAGAACTGACAGACAATAAACTAACAGAGTTCATAACGAAGCACAGTGCAGAGTGTTCTTTCCGCTATCAAAGATTAAAAGATGCATATGAGACAGATTATCCGATATTCCATGAGCCGCTTAAGCCGAAATGGAAGCCGGACAACCGTATTGCCGTGAATTTTGCGAAATATATGGTAGATACAATGAATGGGTTCTTTATCGGACATCCGATTAAGTTGCAGGCAGAAGACGGAAATGAGGATGTCCAGAAGTATATTGAGTTCGTGGATCAGTACAATGATCAAGACGATAACAATGCAGAACTTTCCAAGATATGCAGCATTTATGGCAGAGGGTACGAGATGTACTATGTGGACGAGCTTGGAAATATTGGTATCACGCATTTATCTCCAATGGATGCATTTATGATTTATGATGATTCCGTTCTGCAGCGGGAGCGGTTTTTCGTCCGCCTGTATATGGATTCTGACCAGGTCTTACACGGCAGCGTATCGGATGAAACAGAAGTGCGCTGGTTTGTCATGAAAGGAAAACTTATCTGGGAAGAAGAAAGCAAGATACATGGATTTGACGGCGTACCGGCTACAGAGTATTCGGAAAATAAAGAGCGCATCGGCATTTTCGAACCGGTACTTACGATGATTGACGCGTACAATAAAGCAATCAGCGAGAAAGCGAACGACGTTGATTATTTTGCTGATGCCTATCTGGAAATCTTAGGACCAAAGCTGGAAGATGATGATGTCACACACATTCGAGACAATAGAATCATTAACTTCGACGGTGACACGGAGAGAATGCTCGTTGACTTCTTACAAAAGCCGGATGGCGATACGACGCAAGAGCATCTGATTGAAAGGCTGGAAAAGTTAATATTCCAGATCAGCATGGTCGCCAATATCTCTGATGAGAGTTTTGGCACAAGCTCAGGTATTGCGATGAAGTACAAGCTGCAGGGAATGAGCAATCTGGAAAAGACTAAGGAAAGAAAGTTTACATCCGGCATGAACCGCAGATATCGCTTGATCTTTTCGAATCCCGTATCTGGTATGAAGAAAGATGACTGGGTAAAGATACATCCGCATTTCACACCGAACTTCCCGGCGAACCTGCAGGAAGAGGCAGAGATCGCAAAAAATCTTGAGGGTGTGGTAAGTCAGGAAACGCAGCTCGGCGTGCTATCAATCGTTGATAATGTTCAAGATGAAATCGACAAAATAGAATCCGAACAGGAAAAGCTGATAGTTGATCCAGTGGTAACAAAGATGTTTGACGGTGGAAGCGATGGTGATGTAATTGGCACAGAGCAATAATTACTGGCGCAGACGTGAAGAAGAGAACTTAAGAGCCAACAGAAAAACAGAAGCCGAGTATGAAAAGGCAATCAATGATACATACAAATATATGCTGGATCAGATCCAGAAGGAAATCAACGGGTTCTATGCGAAGTATGCAAGGGCAGAAGGAATAACCTTGTCAGAGGCAAAGCGAAGAGTATCAAAGATTAATATCGAGGAATATGGACGGAAAGCCGCGAGGTACGTCAAAACAAAGGATTTTTCCAAGCAGGCAAATGACGAGATGCGACTCTACAATGCAACGATGAAAATTAACAGGTTGGAACTTCTGAAAGCCAATATCGGTCTGGAGCTTGTAGCAGGATTTGATGAACTGCAGAAGTATTTTGAAGAAAAACTCACGAATCGAACAATGGATGAGTTCAAAAGACAGTCGGGAATCTTAGGAAGAACGGTGCAGAATAATGAAAAGGCAGCACATGCCATTGTAAATGCATCGTTCAAAAATGCCACGTATTCAGATCGTATCTGGATGTATCAAGGCATGCTCAAAGCAGAGCTGGACAGTCTTTTAAAAACAGGACTGATTCAGGGGAAGCATCCAACAGAGCTTGCAAGACATCTGCAGAAACGTTTTGGAGTAAGTGCTTACAATGCCAACCGCCTTATGACCACAGAGCTTGCAAGGGTGCAGACAGAAGCGCAAAAACAGTCGTTTATCCGGAATGGATTTGCGCAGTATACATTTCTGGCGATTGGAACAGCCTGTGAAGCGTGCCGCGCATTGAATGAGAAACACTTCGATATCGATAAGATGATGCCAGGCGAGAATGCTCCGCCGATGCATCCAAACTGTCGGTGTTCGGTAGCGGCATATATGGACAGTGAAGAGTATGAGGAATGGCTTGAGACGTATAAAGAGCATGGAATGAGCTATGAGGAGTGGAAACAGAGAAATTCTGTTGCAAAGCCAGGTGAAAATGATATAATAAAATCAAGAAATATATCTGAAAGACGTATGGCTAATGGACTAAGAACAAGCCCATACCATATTTTGTCAGATGAAGAAATTAAAAGCGTGAAGAAGGCTGCAAAAGAACTAAATATACCAGAGAATATTTTGAGATTCAATCAAGGAAATCAAACTGGTTTTTCAGATAGAAAAGAAATAATAAACATTCGAGGAGACATACTTCCGGACAAATCATCAAATAATTTGAGAGATATTTTATCGTCGAAAGCAGTGCTTGCACATGAATATTATGGACACTATAAAAATCATCCTTCACAGTTTAGAGTTGGTGATTGGCGTGATGAATTTAGAGCAAGTTATTGTGCTGCATTAAACGCCCCAAATTTAAGTGATGAAGAAAGAAGAATGTTAATGCTTGATGCGTATGATAGGGCGAGAGAAGCCGGAGTCAGCGTTAGGTACAATAAAAAAGCAAGGAGACTTATTTATGGTTACGATGAATGAGAATGATTATAAGGTGTTAGACGAAAAAATGAACAATCCAGATAAAAAAGTAATTTGCCCTCGTTGTGGAAATGAGATTATTTATGAAAAAAGAGGTAATTCTATAGCAGTTGAATGCAAGACCAAAGATTGTATTTATGGAGGAATTAGGGGATTTTAGTTACCACCAGTCGAGAGACCGGTGGTATTTTTGTACTCATTTTCAGGAAAGCAGGTGATGCATTTGATTGAAGTAACCGTCCGCAAGGATGAAATAAAGATATCCGGTCATGCGAATTATGCAGCATACGGGCAGGATATAATCTGCGCCGGAGTTACAGCTTTGGCACGAACACTGATCAAGTCCATCAAGGACTTAACCGAAGATAAAATGGAATATGAAATATCACCTGGATGGGTTGATATAAAATACGGGAATCTGTCAGAGAAAGCAAAAACTCTGGTGGATTCCTTTTTCATTGGGATCTGCATGATTGCCAATGAGTTTCCGGATTATGTCCGGATCGCGCAACTAATGTGACCGGAATGTCGTTAAACTACAACTATTCGATATGCAACGGTCTGGGCGACAAAGAATGGAACGGGGCGAAGAAAGGACGAATTATGAAACATATGAACAATGTGTATGCCGGTTGGAGAATTCCAATGGCGAACCTGCAGGTGTTTGCGGAAGGTGATGGAGACGATGGCGGAGCCGGAGACGGAAACGGTGATGGAGCCGGAACTGGAAGCAATGGTGCAGATGGAACAGTAACATTTGATGACTTTTTAAAAGGGGAAGGTAATCAGGCAGAGTTTGACCGGAGAGTCCAGAAGGCAGTCAACACCGCAGTGACCAATGCGCAGGCAAAGTGGAAGGCATTGACGGACGATAAGCTTTCAGAAGCTGAGAAGCTGGCACAGATGACCAAAGAAGAGAAAGCAGAATATAAGGCGAGCAAACTTGAAAAAGAACTGGAAGAGCTGAAACGTCAGAATGCCAGATCGGACATGGCGAAAACAGCGCGTAAAATGCTGGCAGATGAAGAAATCAATATTCCGGATGAGCTTCTGGTAAATCTTGTTGCGGAAGATGCAGATGGCACAAAGAAAGCGGTTGAAGCATTTTCCAAGATGTATAAAGGTGCAGTACAGGCTGCCGTAAAAGAGGCTTTAAAGGGAAATTCGCCAAAGGCCGGAACCGGAGGAAAAGGAACGATGACAAAGGAACAGATATTAGCGGTCAAGAATCCGACAGAGAGACAGAGGCTGATCGCTGAGAATCTGGAATTATTTCAGTAAGGAGAGTGTGAAATATGCATGATATTAGAAAATTAGGATTACAGGTGTTTGCAGCGCCGGATGGCATGACGGGAGAAGCACAGGTTCAGGTGAGGGCAAGAGAGATTGATTTTGTTACTTCTTTTGGTAAGAATCTGCAGGCATTACTGGATGTTATGGGCATTACCAGAATGATCAGAAAAGAAAACGGATCTGCGTTAAAAACGAAGACCGTAAAAGGCGAATTGAAATCCGGAGACGTAGGAGAGGGAGAAGAAATCCCGATGTCTCAGTACAAAGTAGAGGAAACTGTGTTCGATACAATCAAGATCGAGAAGTACAGAAAAGGCGTGTCCTTAGAGGCAATCGCAGAAAAGGGATACGAGGCGGCTGTACAGGATACAGACGAAGAGTTTAAATCTGATCTGCAGAATGTAGTTACAAGCAAATTTTACACTCAGTTAAAGGCGGGATCCTTAACCGGACATGAAACAGCTTGGCAGATGGCTGTTGCTATGGCTATCGGTAAAGTAGTAGCGAAGTTTCAGGAGATGAAAAGAACAGCTACAGGTGTTGCTGTATGGGTAAATACGCTGGATGTGTATAAATACCTTGGAGCTGCTGACATCACTCTGCAGACAGCGTTTGGATTTAAGTATATGACAGATTTCCTTGGAGCAGACGTTGTGTTTATTACATCCGAGATTCCGCAGAATGTTGTAGTTGCGACACCGCTCAACAACCTTGCTGCATACTATGTTGATCCGGGAGATTCAGAGTTCGCAAGAGCCGGCCTTGCATTTACAACGGATGCGGAGACAGGCTTTATCGGATTCCATACAGAGGGCACTTACGGACGTATGATTTCTGATAACTTTGCAATCATGGGCTTACGTCTTTTCTGTGAATATCTGGATGCAATTGCTTATATTTCAGTCGGTAGCTCTGATACACAGACATTAGGAACGCTGGATGTAACATCAGAAGCCGGTTCAGGAGCAGGACTGACAAAGCTGTCTGTGAAAGAACAGTTGATGTCTCCGAGAAATAGCTGGAAATATAAGGATGCGGCATCTGCTACAAATGTAACTTGCGGAATGGATGTGAAGAACTGGACTAAATGGGATGGCAAATCTGAGATCGCGTCAACTGCCTCTCATCACATCACTCTGGTTGAATGTGATCAAAATTACAAGGCAGTCCGTTCCGGGGATGCAGTTGTGAACGTAGGCGAGTAAAGATTGGAGGGACAGGCTATGCTGGATAATCTGAAAGCATTGCTCGGTCTGCCGGAAGAAGATGTAAGCCAGGACAAAAAGCTGCAGTTGATTTTAGATGCAGCAAAGAGCCGGCTGAAACTTTTGCTTGGCGGGATCGAACCTCCTGAAGAACTGAATTATATCATTCTGGATGTCGCAATCATACGATTCAACCGGATTGGATCAGAAGGGCTTTCTTCTCATACCGTAGAGGGAGAAAGCCTTTCCTGGTCTGATAATGATTTTGCCGGATATATGGATGATATTCGTTCATATCTGGACAGCCAGAAAGAGATAACGAAAGGCAAGGTGAGGTTTCTGTGAGATATGATACACCTATTTATATGCAGACAATCAGATCCGGAGATTACAATCCGGATACCGGCGATTATGAAGACGGACACGTTGATGAGGTTGAACAGATTGCATCTGTGATGGATACCGGAGCTGAGACAATGCAGTTAGTGTACGGTGGACTGAAACAGGGAAGCCTGACAGTCCACCTGCAGAATCATTACCATGATCCGTTTGACAGGATACGGATTGGAAAGAAGATTTATACAGTTGACATGAGCAGAAGACTGCGGACGAAGCAGTCTTTTGTCGTATCGGAGGTATTGTAGTGGCAGGAGTAAGGATAGACGGCTTTGACAAGCTGGAGGCAAAGCTTAAACGGAATATGAATCTTGGAGCAGTGCGAACAGTCGTAAGAAAGAACGGCGCAGATCTGCAGACCAAAGCACAAGAGAATGCGCCAGTGGGAACTCCACAAAGTACCGGAATACCGGGATACGTGGGAGGAACATTGAAGCGAAGCGTTGAACTGGATATTACAGACGGAGGTCTGACTGCGGAAGTAGAGCCTACGGCAGATTACGCAGCTTACGTTGAATACGGCACACGATTCATGGAAGCACAGCCTTATCTGAAGCCCGCTTACGATGAGCAGAAGAAGAAATTTGTCAAAGATTTAAATGAACTGGTGAGGTGAGAGAATGGATCCGCAGCAGGAAATATTCAGCGCACTGCTGATTGCGCTGAAAGAAAAATATAAAAATACGGAGATTGGTGTGTATGACACGTTTCTCCCGCCGGAAGGTACGGCATATCCATTCGTGTACATCGGCTCAACAATGCAGTCTGATCAGGACACTAAGGGCGCGATCATCGGGAAGGTGAGTCAGACGGTCCATGTTTGGCACGACAATCCAAGGAAGCGCGGTACGGTCTCTCAGATCATGCTGAGTATAAAAGAGTTGTGCCGGAGCTTAGAACACACACGGAACTTTAGCTGGTCAGTAAAGCTTGCTGAACAGAGGATCCTTCCGGACACCACTACGAAACAGGCACTCTTGCACGGTGTGCTGGAGTTTGAATTTAGTTTTTCATGAAAGGATGATGAAAATGAGAAGGAAAGAAATGCAGGGATTGCAGGTATTTTCAGAAAGTAACACAGAGGCGGTACAGGGTAAAAAAATCATTTACTTATACCGTCTGTTAAAAGAAGCGGCAACAGAGAGTGCGAAAGGAATCGCATTTACGACAGAAAACGGACGTACCAAGTCCAAGGATGCAGATACAACTGCCACAAAAGATGGAACGATCCGTACACCGGGCGCACTGGAAGTTGAAATCACTGCGACCAGTATTCTGGCAAAAGGGGATACAACCATTGATAAGCTGGAAGAGGCGCTGGACAACGATGAACTTCTGGAGATCTGGGAAGTGAATTTGCTTGAAAAAGGAACATCTTCAGATGCAGAAAAATTCAAAGCAAAATATTTCCAGGGGTATCTTACAGAACTGGAATATACATCCAATGCAGAAGACAATGTAGAAGTTTCACTTACATTCGGATGTAACGGAAAAGGCGAAGCTGGTTATGCGACAGTTACGAAGGAACAGCAGGAGCTTGCAAATTATGTATTTGCAGATACCCAGAAGACAGGTCCGTAATATATACGAGTAATATGCATGAGTAAGATAATATACATGAGGATACACATTGCGGTATCCTCATTTTTCGCGAAAGGAGTAAGACAATGGAAGAATTAGTAATCAATGGGCAGACATATGAGTTTAAGTTTGGTATTGGCTTTTTAAGAGATATGAATAAAATGATCGCAGTTCCGGTGAAAGAAGTTCCGGGCATGAAAAAGGACGTTGGATTCAATTATTATGCGGCAGAGATGCTCGGTGGTGACGTGGAAGCACTTGTAATGATTTTGAACACAGCGAACAAGGGGCAGAATCCGCGAATCACACCGGCGGCTCTGGAAGCTTATGTGGAAGATCCGGATACAGATATCGATGAACTGTTTGACAAGGTGAAGGATTTTTTATTAGGAGCCAATGTTACGAAGAAAGCAACGAAATTCCTTGTGGAACAGGTGGAGAAGGAACTGGCGGAAGCCGAGATGTAGAATTAGAAGATTTTGGAGAAAAGTATAAGGAGATCGCATTAAACTGCTTTCGCTATCTGGGCATGAAAAGCTTTGAGGAAGTAAATAAACTGACAATTCCCGAATACAACCTGTTAATGAAATCCGTTGAACTAAGAAGAGTGGATGAAGAGTACCGGCTGCATTTACAGGCATTTCTTAACTTCAAAGCGAAGGCGAAGAGGAAAGCCGGAAAAGACAAACTGCGACCGGTATATGCGAACTTTAAGAAGTTCTTCGATTATGAAAAAGAAGTGAACCGTGTTCTCGGAAAAAATAAGACGGACAGTCGTTTTGTTGGAATCGGTAAGCTTCTGAAAAAACAATAGGAGGTGCAATATGGCTGAAAGTTATTCAGTAAAGGCGATATTGTCTGCGAGCGACCGTGGATTTTCGTCTGCGTTCAAGAGTGCGCAAAGCAGTGCGGAACGTTTGAAAAGTACATTGACGTCCGGTCTGGGATTTGGAATCATGACCGGGATCGGTCAGAAAGCATTCTCTGCAATAACGAGTGGAATATCCGGAGTGACAGGGGAGTTAAATGAATCATCTGCGGCATGGAAGACATTTAACGGAAATATGCAGATGATCGGAAAAGGAACAAAATCCATCACGAAGACAAGAGATGAATTACAGGATTTTGCTACAAAGACAATCTATTCCGCTTCGGATATGGCAACGACCTACAGCCAGCTTGCTGCCGTTGGAACAAAGAACTGTACGAAACTGGTAAAAGGATTCGGAGGATTAGCTGCAGCTTCTGAAAATCCGACACAGGCAATGAAGACATTAAGCCAGCAGGCAACACAGGCGGCTGCAAAGCCAACGATCCAGTGGATGGACTTTAAATTGATGCTGGAACAGACACCGGCAGGTATTGCGGCTGTTGCTAAAGGCATGGGGAAAACGACATCACAGCTTGTACAGGATGTGCAGGATGGAAAAGTTAAGACAGAAGATTTCTTTAATGCGATAGCAAAGGTCGGAACAAATAAGTCCTTTACTAAACTTGCCACGTCGTACAAGACAGCAGGGCAGGCTATGGACGGTTTGAAGGAAACGCTTGGTGTAAAGCTGATGCCGACTTTTAATAAGGCATCGGATGTTGCGATTTCCGGTATTGAAAAAGTAATTGGACGTTTGGATAAAGTAGATCCGGACGGGCTGGCAAAGAAAGTAGAATCTGCGGTATCGGTTGTATCTCCGTACTGGAAAGCATTTTCAGATGCAACTTCCAAAGCCGGAAAAGCAATTATAAATGCCGTGGCGGCTGTTGGAAAGTCTTTCGGTGGACTGGCACAGAAGAAGAGCAGTCTGGATACGTTTACAAGTGTGGTAAGTGGCATATCAGATGCGATTGCGCATTTTGCACAGATTGTAGCGGATCACTCAGATGAAATAGCGTCTGCAGCGCCAAAGGTTTTAAAACTTCTTTTGGCGATAAAGGGCTATAAGATCATCCAGTCGATTATACCGGGAATCACCACATTTGCGGGTACGCTTTTGAAGTTAGGTGGAAAAGGCATTGCGGCGTTAGCTGGCAAGCTGTTTGGTGTTGCGGCAGGAGAGAAAGCTGTAGGAACGGCAAGCAAGGAGTCTTTCGGAAGCCTTATTCAGTCTGCTACGGCATTCCTGAAAATGGGAGCCGGAATCGCATTGATTGCAGCCGGATTTGCGTTGCTTACGCTTTCTGCGATTAATCTTGCAAAAGCCGGTCCTTTGGCGGCAGGCGTTATGCTTGGCATGGTCGTTGCAATCGGCGGGCTGCTGGTCGTTGCGAAAGAAGTTGCACCGGCTTTAACTGCCGGGGCAGCAGGCTTCATAGCTTTTGGCGCAGCAGTTGTCCTGGCGGGTGCAGGGATGTTATTACTTACAACAGCAGCAACGAATCTGGCATCTGCCGGACCGGTGGCAATTGGTGTGATGGTCGGCATGGTGGCAGCGGTTGCCTTGCTTGCAGCAGGAGCAGCGGTTCTGGCGCCGGCACTTACCGTTGGAGCAGTTGGTTTTATCGCCTTTGGAGCAGCGATTGTTCTGGCGGCAACAGGTGCATTGATAGCAGGAGCAGCGCTTAAGATTGTTGTCGGTGTCCTGCCGGCAGTTGTCCAGTATGGAGCGGCAGGAGCGATATCCATCGCAGCACTTGGTGCGGCTATGCTTGTATTTGGCGCGGGCGCAGCGGTTGCCGGAGCGGGATGCATTGTGCTTGGAGCAGGGCTTGTAGTAGTCGGAGCCGGTGCGACAGTTGCCGGAGCAGGACTTTTGGTACTCGGCACAGCGGTTCTTGTAGCAAGTGCAGGATTTACCGTGATTGGCAATACGATTACTAAAGTCGTGGATGCGATCAGCGGTGGTCTTACCAGTGTGCTGAATGGAATTGCCAAAGTGATCAATTCGGTTGGAACATCTGCAAAAAATGCTGGTCAGGGATTTAAGAGTGTGGCAAGTGGGATTAAGACGATCTCAGGGTTGTCAATCGGATCCATAGCGAAATCTCTCGGAGCAGTGTCGATCGGACTCGGAAAAATATCCAAAAAAGGAGCAGGCGTAGGACAGGCGGCAAGCGGGTTGAAAACGCTGGCGTCAGCATCTGTATCTGTAAATGCAAGTTTCGGGACGATGGGAGCAGTGGCGGCAAGTTCTCTGTCCGCTGTAAGTAAGTCCATGAGCAAGGTAGCATCTACCGCGAAATCCGCAGGTAAAAATGCGGGAAGTGGTTATGCATCTGCACTACGCAGTGGTCTTAGCAAAGCTGCATCCGCAGCATCGAAGGCAGCTACAAGTGTAAATACGAGATTGCGGTCCGGGCGCTCCGGTGCATACAGTGCCGGTTCATATGTTAGTCAGGGCTTCGCAAGTGGAATGAGTTCCTGCCTTGGGCAGATCGAAGCGGCGGCATCCAGAATGGTTTCGGCTGCGGACACAGCTATCCGGGCAAAAGCGAAGATCCACAGCCCTTCCAAACTCACGAAGAAGCATGGTGGATACATGAGTTTGGGATTTGGAAACGGAATTCTGAGCAAGATCAGTGAGGCGACAAAAGCGGCTAAGAAACTCGTGAGCGAGACAATGAAAGTATTTAAAACTGCGAAGAACAAAGGAAATTATGAGTCGCTTGGTGAAAAACTCAGTGATAAGTTCAAATCGCAGATGGAGAAGAAACGGGACAGTGCACTTAAGTCGGTCAAGAATATGATCAATGCGTATGTGAAGCCACTGAAAAAGCAGAATAAGAAGGCTTCCAGCAAGTATACGAAAGCCGGACGCTATCTGAACAGTGCATTTTCAAAATCATATAAAGCTGAAGTGAAGAAGCTGATCAAGGCAGCAGATTCCACATTTGATAAGCTCGGGAAGAAGTATCAGAAGAAATACGATGCAATTATCGATGCCAGAAAGTTCTTTATGGAGAACCTTGGAAATATCAGCAGTCTCTACACGGCGGATGATTATGGGAATATCGCATTGAAAGATTTTAATGCCGGCACAAAACAGATCAACGCTTATGCAAAGAATCTGGAAAAGCTGAAAAAGATTTTACCGGATGGACTGATGGAAGAAATTCTCGGACTCAGCACGGCAGAAGGTCTGGCTTACACGAATAATCTGCTTAAGATGTCTACGAAAGACCTGAAAGCTTATGGTGCAAGCTATACAAAGTTCCAGAACGCTGCAAAGAAAACAGCAACGAATTACTATGCACCGAAATTAAGTAGTCTTAAGAAGGATTTCTCTGCACAGGTGACGAAAGAAGCGAAGGCACTGAAAAAACGTATGACCACGATTGGCGCAAATGCGATGAGTGGATTTGTATCAGGAATGTCATCCAAGAAAAAGAGTCTGAGTAAGGAAAGCCGGATACTGGCAAATGAAGTGATAAAAGCATTCCGGAAGAAGCTTAAGATTCACAGTCCGTCAAGGGTGTTCGCTTCTCTGGCAACTTATACGGCAAAAGGATACATAAACCAGTTGGAGTCCATGCGGCATAAGATTGCCGATGTAGCGCAAAGCATCGTGACGATTCCGGATGTTGCATCTCCGAAGCTTGCAGGTGATTACACTGGCGATCTATCAACAGAGTATGAATATTACAGCAATGCGAAGTATACGATTGTTGTTCCGGTAGAAGTAGATGGACGTGAGGTGGCGAGAACGACTGCGCCGTATATGCAGAGCGAACTGGATTCGAGACAGAGCCGCGAGAACAGACGGCGTGGAAGGAAATAAGGAGGCAGTATGTATAGTTTTGTAGATACGACAGATTCTCAGGTGGGGCGCGATGTCCCATCTGAAGCTTTGATGATAAATGGAACATTGATCGAGGATGAAATCCCGGAGTATCGGACACTGCATGTCTCCGGACGGGAATTGTTAGAAACGGAAGTTACTACGCTGGACAGCACTGTGAATGACGGAACAAGATATCAGAGCAAAAGATATCCGGAAAGAACGATTACTGTAACGTTTCAATTGATTGCCGGAAATAATGCACGGTTTCGTGCGGCATTTAATGAACTGAATGCACTTCTGAATGTAGAAGAAGCACAATTAATCTTCATGGATGAACCCGACAAGTATTATATCGGAACAATGGAATCGGTGGATGATATCGATCCGGGGAAGAATGCCGTGACAGGTTCATTCAGTTTTAAATGTTCTGATCCATTTAAGTATTCCGTGAAAGAATACGAGGTAGAACCGACAGGTAATGCATTTGTGTTTGAATACGGCGGCACATATCGTGCATTTCCAAAGTTTGAAGTTGATTTTTACGATGATGAAAGCGGCGAAGAGAACGACAATGGAAGATGCGGTTATGTAGCTTTCTTCGATGATGAAGAACACATATTACAATTTGGCAATCCAGAGGAATTGTCGGAAGAGCAGATCGAGGTCGTTGAGCAGGAAACCAATACTTATCAGGTTCCTACAACGAAGGTGATGGTTAATCATTCATTCAAGAAATCATCCGCATGGAATACATTAAAGACGAAATATAAAAATAACAGTGGAGTGCTGTATGGAACAGTGACACAAAATGGAACGATGGGAGAGAAACATTCGCAGAATTCTACGAGTGAGGGAACGTATTATCTTACAGCATCAAGTTATGGATCGGGTTCCGGATGGCACGGTGCTGTAACGACATATTCTCTTTCGGAATCTGCTACAGATTTCCAGATGCAGTACGCACAGAAGATGTGCGTGGATAGTACGAGTGTAGGAAAGAGGCAGAAAGGGCGTTTTCAGATGATATTATCGGATGCGTCCGGGAAAATTGTAGCGGGCGTTGACATTTACAAGTCCGGTGACGGAACGAAAGGAAAGTACCGGATGATCGTGGATGGCAAGATCCGGAAAGAAGCAGAGATAGATCTGTCATTGCACAACAAGAGATTTGGAGAAAACCGGGCAGAGAATAAGAAGAAAAAAATAACAGCCATTAAGACTGCGAAGTCATCCTGCATTACAAAGAAAGGTTCAAGAATTTCATTTGACCTCGGCGGGATAAAAGCAAGCTTTACAGTAAAGAGCGTAGCAACGAAATCCGTAAGCAAGATCACGACCGGGTTCTTCCAGAAGCGTACGGCGGCAGCCATGAAATACAATGGCATGTATGAAATGAAGCTGGTAAAGAACTATAAGAAGACGGTGACGGAAACTATAGATAAGATCGTACTGGAATGGCATGATGTACAGAATAAATTCAATGCAAACGATGTCCTTTCGATTGACTGCGCAAGTGCATCCGTAAAGCTGAATGAACTGGACAGGCAGGATCTTGGTGCGCTCGGCAATAGCTGGGAAGAATTTTACCTGATGCCTGGAGTGAACCAGATCGGGTTTAGCTGGTCAGAGTGGGTAGAAGAGGCATATGCGCCGACATTTAAATTGAAATACAGGGAGGTCTTTTTATGATCGTGTATTTTGCTGACCGTCATATGAACATATTAGGGAATGCAAGCACAACGCTCCCGGAAGGCTTGCTGATTGTTGACGACGAAAAAACAGAAGAGATAGAAGCGGGCGTATCGGTTCTGGAACTGCATATTGCATACGATGCGCTTACGAGAAAAGAAGTGGAAAGATGTGCTGCAGTAGGAAATTATTTACTGTACCAGAGTGGTGATGAAAAATCTTTTTATACGATCATTGAAACGGAAGCAGATACAAAAAGCAGAGAAGTTATGATTTATGCGGAAGATGCGGGGCTGGATCTGCTGAATGAAATAGCACTTCCGTACACTGCGGATAAGGCATATGAGATCGAGCATTATGTGAATAAATTCGTAGAAGACAGCGGTTTTGAGATCGGACTTAACGAGGTATCAGGAGCAAAAAAACTTGCCTGGAATAACGAACAGACCGTGACGGAGCGGATATTAGATGTTGCCGGAGAGTTTGATGCGGAAATCGCCTTTTCTTTTGATGTAGAAGGAATGGCTGTAAAGCATAAGTATATTGATATTTACCAGAAGCGGGGGCAGGATGCAGGAGTACAGCTTCATCTGGACCGTGATATCGACAGGATGGTAATGAAGAAATCAATTGCGAATCTTGCCACGGCATTGCTGCCATACGGCTCCACGCCGGAAGACAGTGATATTGCGATCAATCTGAGGGATTATAAATATGATGACGGAGATTTTTACATTGATGGGAATCTTCTGAAATCCAGAACGGCATGGCAGAAGTGGAGCCGTTTTTTCGCAGACGGGCAGGGCGAAGGAGATATTGTAAAAACGTTTAATTTTGATACGGTAAGCCAGGAGCTTTTATGCAAGAAAGCGATAGAAGAGCTGAAGAAGATCCGAGAACCGGAAGTGAACTATGAGATTGATGTACTTGAACTGCCAAAGGGTACAAAAATTGGAGATACTGTAAATATTGTGGATGAATCCGGTGAAGTTTATTTTTCGGCAAGGATATTAAAAACAGAGATTTCAGAAACGGGCAGAAGCGTTAGCGTTACTATTGGAGATTATCTGATCAAAGATAACGGAATCTCGCAGCAGGTGCAGGATCTGGCAGGAAACTTTAAAAATCTGGCAGCCAATCGAACACTGTATACATGGACTGCTTACGCAGATGATGAATATGGTTCCGGCATTTCCTTGGACCCTTCTGGAAAATCATATCTCGGAACACGCGCGAATCAGACTGTGAGAGATCCGGATATTTCCAATCCAGAACTGTATAAATGGGTGAGAGTAAAAGGGGAAGAAGGAGAAGCGGCAGTATTGCTTCACATAGAATCCTCGAGGGGCAGTGTATTTAAGAATAATGCAGTGTCAACGGTATTGTCGGTTGTTATATATCACGGAAAGGAGCGGATAGAAGATGCAGAGACTCTGAGAAAGACATTTGGAAGCGGTGCATATATCCAGTGGAAATGGCAGCGCTTAGAGGAAGAGACTTATGGAATTATCTCTTCCGGTGATCCAAGAATCAGAAACGATGGATTTTCATTTGCATTATCACCAGATGATGTAGATGTAAAGGTAACTTTTTTATGTGAATTAATTGTTTAAAAACGAGGAGGATAATATTATGGCAATTAAAGCTGCAGATCAAATGACAATTTTAGATGTTACGGATGCGTATTCGGTAATGCTGACTTCGGAAGCATACACATTTATCGGAAATACCAGCGGTGCGACTCCCGGGCAGACGTGTTCTACAGAAGCAGTTGCATTCTGTGGAACAAATCAGTGCGCTTCACTGACGGTAGTGGCAGCAGAGATTACATGCCCGACCGGAATTAGTGCCACAGTAGAAAACAGTGGTACATCCAGAGTTAAAATTACATTTAAAACAACAGCAACGATCAGTGCTGCCTGTGAGGCAACGATCCCGGTTCATGTAGACGGTATTACGGTAAATAAGAAGTTTTCGTTTGCAGTTGCGAAGACAGGTGCAACAGGCGCAGCCGGAAGAGGCATTAAGGGTGAGCCGGTGGCAGAATATGTAGGATCTGCTTCTAATACAACAGTTCCGACAAGTGGATGGTCCACAACTATTCCACCGGTAACGCAGGGGCAGTATTTATGGACAAGAGTTACAACTACCTATACAGACAATACAACTTCTGTAAGCTATAGTGTAGCAAAGCAGGGCTCTACAGGTGCAACCGGAACAACAGGTTCCCAATGGTATTCAGGTACGGGCATTACAGGAACATCAACGACTGCGACAATTTTCTCTGGATCAGGTGTAGCAAATGCCCGTGTTAATGATATGTATCTCAATACATCTACTGGTAATACCTATAAGTGTACAGTTGCAGGTGCCGCGTCTGCTGCTAAATGGGTTTATGCCGGAAACATTAAAGGTATTCAGGGTGACAAAGGAAATACTGGAGCTACAGGCAATGGTGTTTCAAAAGCAGAAATTAGTTATGCTTCATCTTCATCTAATACATCTGCACCGACCAGTGGATGGCAGTCCACACCACCATCGGTAGCGGCCGGAAACTATCTTTGGACGAAGACGGTATTTACTTATACAAATGGATCTACCTCTGATCCGCAGTATAGCGTGGCAAAACAGGGCTCCACAGGTGCGGCGGGAGCAGATGCGATCAGTTTGACAATCACTTCATCTAATGGAACAGTATTTAAAAACAATTCCGGTTCGACAGTGCTTACAGCCCATGTCTGGAAAGGCTCGGTAGAGCAGAGCATTACAGATGCAGGAGTTTGTGGATCACTTGGCTCAATCAAATGGTATAAAACGGGAAGCGACACAGCAATTGCAACAGCTAAAACACTGACAATATCGGCAGCAGATGTTGCAAATGCACAGGCATATACATGTCAGCTTGAAGATTAAGGAGTGAGAGGATGGCAATTTTAGCAAAGGCAGATATTACGATATCGAGGATTATAGACGTGAAAGCAGTTACAACATATTACTTATTGCAATCCTCAACTGCCGCCAAGCCAAACAAACCGACAGCAATCCCACCCGGTGGAAATTGGAAGACAACGGAACCCACATACGAGTCAGGATCAACAAGCACCCTATACACTGTAATTTTGACTATAATGTCCAATGATACATACAGCTATTCGGATGTATCGAAGTCCAGCAGCTACGAAGCAGCCAAGGAAGCCTGGAATAAGGCAAATCGGGCGCAGACGGCTGCTGACGCTGCGGCGAAAGTTGCAACGAATTATATACAGGGAACGGATGGTGGCTTGATTGTAGGAAATATGGAAGCGGATACATTAGGAGCAAATGTAAAGGTAGATTCTGATTCTATGGAAATTCGAAACGGAGATACGGTGCTGGCGAAGTATGCGGCAGATAAAGTGGAGCTGGGGAAGAATAGTAAAGATGCTGTGGTGGAAATGTGTGGTGGAACAACATCGATTGTATCTTCTATACAGGAAAAAGATGGAGAAAGCGTAACATTTTCAAAAATAAAGGGAGCAGATGGAGTTGAAATTGATGCAGCTTCACATCTGAATATGTCCGGACCTGTAGCAATAAATCTTGATTCTACTAATTATTACGAAAATGACAATGGAATGGATACATCAGCATCAATACTTTCCTTGATGAGCCCGGAGGTTAATGCGGAAAATGATGCAGTAACTTTTCTTGAGTATCTGACAGAATATTACGGCACATCAGGGACGGGAGTTGGTAAGCAGATACAAAACTATATAGGTGTATTGGATTCTGGAATTTTATTGAGATCGCAAATCAGTCATCAGGGAGTCATGAGTGAGAATGATAAGATTGCGCTATTATTAAATAATGCAGATGGGCGTTTGCATGTCTACTCGAATGACGTGACTATTATTTCGCATAATTCAACTGGTAATGCCATAGGTGTTGGAGTTGGAACCGGAGGAGTAAACCGAGGGCTCCATGATGAAGTAGCCAGAAAATGGCAGTTGTATTCAGATGAGACAGATCTGTACTTGGGACCGCCGACCAGAGATACCTTTAAACCATATTACACAAAAGGCGATAAAATTCCATGTGAGATCAGCACTGGTGGTTACGTTAGCGGTGGCGGTAAACAGGTTATATTTTCAGTCCCATTGTCCAAGCCGCTTGTAGGAGCATCGGCAGTAACGGCAACTACGAACAATGGTTTCCGAGGAAGACAGGGCGGTAAATATACGCACGGTTCATCTGCGAGTACGTTTGTAAAGCCAGCTTCGTATTCATGCTATGTCAGAGAGTCATGGATAGAAGTAAGGATGACGATCAACAGCACAACTAACGTCACCAATAATGATGCCATTGGCATTGCATGGTCAGGATATTTAACATTTTCATAGGAGAATTTTACATGAACACCCCAAGAGCAAGACCGTAACGGTCTTATTTTATTTGCATAATTTAAGGAAAGCAGGAATAGAAAGTGAAAGAAATCATCTTACAGACATATGGAATCGTTCTGCCGATCGTGCTTGGGTATATCGTCTGGCTTTTGAAGGAGCAGAAGAAGAGACAGCAGAAGGATGCAATAGAGCGAAATAAGCGTATCGCTGACGAGAATGAGAAACGGGATGCAAACAGTGCCGGTACGATGCTGCTTCTTCGGGTGCAGCTAATCGAGTACCACGACAGGTATATGAAGATCGGTTATATTCCATCCTATGCTTATGAGAACTTCTGCCAGATGTACGAAGCGTATCACAGGCTTGGCGGAAATGGCATGGTTGAAAAAATGCATGACGAGATCCAGGAATTACATTTGAAACGAAAAGGAGATTAGATTATGGGAAAAGCAATGAGCGCAGAGCTTCTTCTGCAGTATATCAGTTACCTGCTGACCGGAATCGGCGTATTGGCATTTCTGGTCAGTGTGATCGTGCAGGCAGTGAAAGAGATGCCGGTATTTAAGAAGATACAGACCAGTGTTGTAGCACTGGCGGTGTCACTGATCTTGACGCCGATCAGTGTGATCGTCTTGTGTAATTATTACCGGATTGTGATTGAATGGTATTATATTTTCGCAGCAATCGTGGCTGCTTTTATTGTATATCTGGTAAGTACAGGCGGATGGGAACGAGTCGCGGGGATTTGGAATCGGAGTAAATATAAGAAATAAGGATGCTTAGAAAGGAAGGTTATCATGGCAAAATACAACATACACGCAGGACACTGCCCGCAGGGCAAAGGTGCTTCCGGGGCAGTAGGGTATTTGAAGGAGTCCGTAGAGGATAGAAAAGTGAAAGGCGAAGTGATTCGGCTCCTGCGGGCAGCAGGACACACGGCATACGACTGCACCTGCGATAAGAAGACGGACCAGAACGATTGTCTTAGATATATCGTAGCAAAATGCAATGCGCACACAGTAGCGCGGGATGTCAGCATCCACTTAAATTCCGGTGGCGGTACCGGAGTGGAAGTTTTGGTTGTATCAAAAAATTCCAAAGCATACAAAGAAGCAACACGGATTTCGGCGAAGATTGCCAGAGCATTAGGTATCCGCGACCGTGGCGTGAAGATTCGTCCGGAGCTTTATGTTCTCCGGCACACGAACGCGCCGGCACTTCTGGTGGAGTGCTGCTTCGTTGACAATAAAACCGATTATCATGCATGGGATTATAAGAAATGCGCCAGAGCGATTGCGGAAGGTCTGATCGGAAAGAAGATAGAAGAGAAGCCGGCAGCGAAGAAAGCTGCGGATAAATCTTTCAAGGTAAAGACCAAACAGGCACTTAATATTTACAAGAGCCCCGGCAAAGATTACACTGGAAAGAAAGCACCGGAATCGGTCTATACGATCACGGAAACGAAGACCGTGGAAAAGATGCCGTATGGCAGATTAAAGTCCAGCGAGGGCTGGATTAAGATATCCAGTAAATACGCAGAAACGCTGTAA